CTCTTGTACCTTCCAGCCATTAGCTGATGAATAGTCTGCAAAGTCTCCGTACATTTGTTCTACCAATGATGTAGTAGGTACAATTATTAACTGCTTCCTACCTTTCAGTTGGTGATAGCGTATAAGAGAATAAATAATGAGAGACTTGCCACTAGCGGTGGGTGAGAGAAGAAGTGTCCTACCTTCTTTAATAGAATGCTTGACTGCATCTTGCTGATAATCTCTAATTTGTATATCTTTACCATTGGATTGTAACCTCAGTTCTTCTGTAAATCGTTTAACGTCTATTTCCTCACCAACACTAGGTACGTCTACTTCTAATTCATACTCTAACGTCTGAGCAAACTCTTCTAGGTAAGGAAGTAAACCAACATATAATTCTTTGGTGTACATACTGTACAGTCTAGCCTTACCGTCCCACATTTTGTTTCTATATAGTGGCATAAACTTAGCACCTGGTACATCGAATGTAAAGAAATCACATATCTCTTGATCCGTGCTTAAGTCTGTATCTATTCTAAGATAAACTTCGTCCTTTTTAGTTATCCTTATCAACTTTTTTTGCTCCTAGATACCGGCCAAATATTTTCCACTATAAGAGACCATTGCTAAACTTAGTCCATTCAATAGCGTTTTTTATATCAAAAGATCTACTATTAATCGACTTCATAACACTCTCACATAGGGTAAAACAGGTGTTTACATACTCCAATTTGTCGGTTAATCTGATGATGTCATCGTCTGTGTCTAAGAACTCGTTCATCTGATTGTTAAGAGGTGCATTGCCTAAGTACTGTTCCCAGCCTAAATCGTTTAATTCTTTTTGGTCCAGTTCTCCACGGTAAAACTTCCATTTCAACCGTCTCATCTTCTGCATATCACTCTGTGCCTTTCTACATTGTAATCTATATGTAGTTAACAGGTTGAGGTACTTGGAATGGAGTTCTGGAATTCGGGTGGACTCTTGACCCAGGTTAAGTTCATCAACCTTACAGTCTATCTGCCACATGTTTTGTAGTTCTTCTAGAGTTATCATAATATATGTATTATACGACCTTAACTAGTAATAGTCAAGATGTAATTGTACCTTTTGGTTAAACTGTTGTGTTAATGATGTAGTCTTTGTACCGAAACATTGCTACACCAACCATGTAGTCTGTTTGGCCTGAGGATATTTCAAAATCCAACCCTTGTAAACTAACCGGGAAGGCATCTCTAAATTTAAATTCTGTTTGAACATTGTTGTTCGAGTCTAATAGAAACAATGATGCGTCTGAAAATTGTCCTAGTGATGCTTGTTTTGTTTGATCTATATCAGGGAATCTGTAGTCCTGAGTTTTGCCATAAGCTGCGTATTGTTTATGATTTTCTGGGAAGCCTAAACCAACCATCCAATCATATAGTTCTTGGTAGTTTTTCATATCCTCTTGTATGAGGAACCTTATCATTAGCGTACCAAACTCTAATTTGTCGCCTGGGTGTTGTATGTCTACTAAAGGTGTTGGTTGTACTGCTGGTGGCAAGTTAAGTTCTGGTATGTTAGCTGCTTGGCAGAAATAACTTACATTAGGTATGTTATGTATCTGAAACTTAAACGCATTAGGGCGTAAGTAATCTAGTTCATTGGGGTTGTTGTTACTCCAACCTGCATCTGTAACTGTTGTTATATTAGTTGTTGTCATGCCTTGTCCTTTTTAAAATCCTACTGATACACCACAACCACATGAGGATTGCTCTTGTGGATTGATGAATTCAAACCCTTCGTTAAGTCCTTCGACTTTCCAGGATATAACTGTGCCATCTAAGTACATCTCAGACAATGGGCATAGCCATAGTGTAAACTTTCCGAAATCAATTGGTATATCTTCAGCTTCGCCGTTGTCTGCATAGTTAAACTCATATGAGAAACCTGCACACCCTCCGCCTAGTAAAGAAAACCTTACACCCTTAGCGCCTTTCTTCTCGACCTTATTAATTACTTCTTGTAAAGCCGTATCTGTAAAATCTATCCCCGTAGGTCTAGAAGTGGCGATCATTTGTGGGTTATATTGTTCCGCTTGACTCAATGTCCTGGTCTCCGTTTTGTTTTTCTGGGATCACATAATTAAGACCGCCGTCATCAATGTCAGGGCCTCCGTTATGTTGTCTTCGTGCTTTCTTTTCGTCCCAATGTGTTAATGCTTTTTTAATACTATCTTCTGCTAATACAGAACAATGTAATTTAATAGGCGGTAACTCTAGTGCGTCTGCTATGTCTTTATCTTTAATAAGCAGAGCTTCCGCCATTGTTAATCCCTTTAACATTTCAACAAACATTGTAGAACTAGCAATAGCTGAACCACAACCGTAAGTTTTGAATTTAACATCTTCTATAATGTCTGTATCGGGATTTACCTTTAGATCTAGTTTCATAACGTCACCACATGCTGGTGCTCCAGCCATACCTGTAGCTACATTTGGGTCTTTAGGATCGAACCTACCTACGCCATGTGCTTTTGGGTTATCTAAAACATCTTGAAATCTCTTTACTACTTTATCTGAATATGCCATATATTGTGCCTCTGTATTGTTATTTATAATACTTTCTTGTTAACCATAAGTCAAATAGGACAATACCAGAACTTATAAATAGTTGTGTACCATTAAGGTACGTCATTACACACACACAGGAGAATAAGATGACAAATAAATCAGGGTTCGAGATCCGAGCCGAATTGCTTAGTCAAGCACAAAGTATAGTAGAACAAAACCGTAATATGTCTGTAGACAGATATCACAATGATGTTCAAAGAGCACAGGATGCAAAGGATATTCCTTATCCTGAGTTCCCTATACTAAAACCATTGACAGCCGAAGAGGTTATTAATGTAGCTGCTAAACTCAACGAGTTTGTAACAGCACAATAGGCAAAGAGGGCTACGAAAGTAGCCCTTTTTTATATCTAATCCTTTGGTAAGTCGGGTATGTCTTCACGATAATCTGTGTAGTAATCCCAACATAACTTCCTACTTTCAAACTCTTCACTCTGTACTGCTGCCTTACAATAGGCATTAATTTCTACATTCCCTGGTTCAAATATAAACAGGGTCAAAAGAAAAGCTGTTACTAATACTATATCCATTATACTTCCTTATTTGTTCGAGTCAAAAAAACGGGCTACTCGAAAGTAGCCCATTTAATTCTATTCCTAGAAACCTAAATTACATTAAGTTTGTGACTTTAACACTTCTGTAATACTGGTTACGGTCAGCTGTGAATGTATCACCGTCTGTTGTACCGTCACTCTGCATTACGAATGGGTTAGCTATCATTCCGTATCGAGTTTTAAATCCGATTTTTGGTTGGAATGTAGCAGGGTCAATTGCTCTTACCATCTGTAATGGAACGTAAGGGCAGTAGAAAAGACCTGCGTCATAAGGGCTTGTGCCTTTATAACCAGCAACATAGAACTGACTAGCAGATCCAGTGTTAGCTGAGTAAGGGTCGATATATACTTTATAACGTCCGTTAAGGATACCTGCGAAGGTATTACCTGTGTCATCTACATTTAAGTTAGTTGACAACGCTGGAGCGTAATCCAAGATACCAGCCATTGCTAGAGCACTTGCTACATCTGATGAACAGATGATAAAGTTACCCTTGCCACGTCTTGTGTCTTGTGCAATTACGTTTGCGTCACGTTCGATATTGAATAAAAGACCTTTAAATCTTTCTACGGACCATCTTCCGTTACTGTCGACATCTAAGTCGAATGTTCCGGCAGTAGCTGTGCTGGCAGAACCAGTTTTTGCTACTTTGTAGATAGTTCTAATAACTTCACGATTAATTTCTGCAAGAATTTCTTGAGAAAGAATATTAGAAAGTTCAGATTCTGCATCTAGACCATGAACAGCTTTCAAATCTTGAGCTAGCTCTACGGTGTACTGAGCTTTTAACGCTCTGGACTTAGCCGTAACAGTAGTCTTCTCGATTGAGAATGCCATTTCATTTAGTGTAGTTGAGTCTCCAAAACCTTCTGCTGTGGATGTGGATACAGGTGTTCCCGTGGTGTAAGAACCGTCTACTGGATTAGATCCAGCGTGTGTTCCTGCGCCTGAGAAGTCAGTGTCTGCTTCGTTGAATAAAGCTTCAGTTCCAGCTTGTGTGCTGTAATGAGACTTCATTGCGAATATAAGACCAGTTGGTCCAGACATTGGTTGTACGCCACAAACATCGTAAGCCATAAGGTTTGGTAAAGCACGTCTAACTAGTGAGATCAATATTGGATCGTAGTTGTCGACGCCTGAACCAGTTTGGTTTGCGTGTGTAGCCTCGAAAAGAGCAGCTTTTTCCTCGCGGAGTGCTTTCTCTTGGTTTTCTAGGACTACTGTGGTTACAGCTCTCTTATAAGGATCCGAAATCTCTGTGAGTTCTGGATGCTCGAGTACTGGTTGCCACTTTTTCTGTAGTTCTTCTGAAAGATACATCAGTTTCTCCTTGTTTTTACTTTGTTATGTTTTATAACCTAATTATTTATAAAATTGTTAATTTATAACCTTAACTTCCAAACTTCTTGCTTTGAGTTATGCCTTGTACATATCTACTCATTACAGAGTTGTCGGTTAAAGTTCCTTGATCAACGCTATCTTCTAGCTTATCACTATCATCAGCTCTCGCTTTAGGAAAGTAATTTTCCTTGATAACATTAAGTTTGCTAGTATACATCGCTTCGTTGTCGTATGTTATGTCTTCAACTAATGATGCAAACTTTTCAACTTCTGTTTCAGCTAGATCGTCAACCACGGAACGGAAAACTTTTTCCTTTTGTAGTTGTTCTCTATCTTCGCTGAGTCCGACGGACTTACCAATCTCTTCGTCTAACTTAGATTTTAGTTCGTCTATCTCTTGCTGTTGAGAATTTAGTACATCGAATTTTTCCTCAGGGACACTAATATAGTGTTCTGTGAATAC